AGAGCGGGCGAAGGCGTGTGGCTTCATCGTTCGCAAGCTATCCTTTGTCGGCGTGCGCGGCGGCCCGGATCGGCTGTTCGGTCGCGGCGGAAGAACCGTCCTGATCGAGTTCAAGCGCCACGGCAAAGCTCCGACGCGGCAGCAGCAGATTCGAGCGCAGGAACTTCGCCAGCATTGCGGCTGGGAAGTTTACTGGGCCGACAACTACGCGGAAGCGTGCCACATTCTCGGCATAACGGAGGGATAAATCATGACTGGGCAAAGCAACTTTGCGAGCGACGTGGATATCAGCAAGCCGTTTCGCGGCTTTCAGCGCGGCGTGACGTTGACGGTCAACGACCACGGCTACAATGATGCGCAGATGCGCGCGATGCGCGAGCGAGACCAGATGGACGCGGAAGCCGTGCTGGCGACGATTCCGCCGTTTAACGAGACCGACTGGCGGCCTCTTTCCGCGGAGGACGATCTACCGTGAACCTCGGGGGAGAAGATCGCGGCACGTCGCCGCTGATGAATGTTCTGTGGACGGTTTGGATCGAAGACGAAGGCCAGACGACCAAGACGACCTACTTTGATCTTCTGAAACGACCGGAACGGCCCATTTCCATATCGACGCCGAGTTCGCGGTTGCTTGCGGCGTTGAACAGGAACCGGGATGCTCGACAAGCACTTGCGTGATTCGGATTGGCTGCTGTTTCAAATCCGGCAGGAACTTGCGGAATGCGCGCTTACACGATCAAATTTACGAACGTATCAGTTAGAGATCGCGGCGTTCATACGCCAGAACCCGAAATGTGCGGTGTTCGCGGACATGGGCTTGGGAAAAACCGTGTCTGTATTGACTGCGCTAGACGACTTATTCTTTTCGAACGAATTAAAGAAAGTCCTAATCGTCGCGCCTTTGCGGGTGGCGATGCAGACTTGGCCGACCGAATTGCGAAATTGGGCGCATCTTCGGTGGCTTACTTGGTCGGTGTTAAGAGCGAGCCCTGATGCTCCAAGCGCGGTTGAAGCTGGTAGGCGGGCGGCAAGGGAGAATCCGCTATCCGCATCGTCCGCTCGATCAAAGGCGATCACCGCTGACTGCGAGGCACAGAAAAAAGCTATGGCGCTTTCTTCGTGCGCTATCCATATCATCAACCGCGAGCAGGTGGCATGGCTTGTGGATTTTTTCGGTTCCCGCTGGCCTTACGATGCGATCGTGCTCGACGAGTCCACGAGCTTCGCGGATCACACGTCCTCGCGGTTCAAGGCCGTTGCCCGTGTCGCCGCCCGAACAAAGCGAATTGTGCTTCTGTCAGGAACACCAGCCCCCGAAGGGATAGCCGATCTTTTCGCACAGACTTACCTTCTCGATGGCGGCAAGCGTTTCGGTCGCGGGATAACTCACTTCCGCCAAGAATACATGATGCAGGACAAATACACGCGCCGCTGGAAACCGCAAAAGGGCGCGGTGCAGGAAGTGACCGATAAGCTGGCGGATATCTGTCTCATAATGAAAGAGCGCGACTACCTGCCGCCGCGCGAGCGGCTAGAGATCGTCCGGCCAATCGTTCTGAGCGCACGCGAACAGGCGCGCTACAAAGAGTTCGCGAGGACGATGATTCTCGACATCGAGGACGAAGGCGGTTTCATCGAGGCCGTCAATAGCGGCGTGCTTCACGGCAAGCTGCTACAGCTTTGCAGCGGTGCGGTCTACGACACGGAACGCAAGGTGCATTATTTCCACGATCACAAGATCGAGGAATTGCGAGAACTGCGCGAACAGCTTGGGCCGGGCGAACCGATCATCGTGGCATACTGGTTCCGGCCGTCGCTGCTTCGGTTGCAAAAGGCATTTCCCGACGCCGTGACAATGGATCGGTCGGCAAAGTGTCTCGACGATTGGAACGCCGGCAAGATCGACATGCTGTTCGTTCACCCGCAATCGGCCGGGCACGGCTTGAACATGCAGCACGGTCCAGGCCGCACGGTCGTCTTTTACGACACGCCGGAGTCCTTGGAATTGTATTTGCAGATGGTCGGCCGGCTCGACAGGTCCGGCCAAAAGCGAGTCGTTAAAGTGTTCTATTTCGCGGTGCAAAAGACGATCGAGGTCTATGCGGTTGCCAAGCTGCGCGCTAAGGAGTCGGCGCAGGAAGAGATCGTCAGGCTTCTCCACAAGATGCGGCGGGAGCTTGCAAAGGAACTTTGCACATGCGGATAACATGGAACAGTCCCTACGCCACACGGCAGGAGATCGCCGCCATGCTGGATGTCGGCTTTGAAAAAGTCGTCCGCGTGTGCCGGGCGATGGTTCCGCACATTTCTGATGAACCGGGACGCCGCGAACAGTTCTCGATTGCGGAAGTGGCGAAGGTCATCCTCGCTCCGCAAGGCGATGAAGCGGTTATCGAGGCGCTGATCCGCACACGGCCGGAGGATTTGCCCGATAAGCTGCGCGTTCACTTCTGGCAAGCCAAGCTGAAAGAACAGGAGTTTCGGACGAACGAAAAAGACTTGTGGCCGACGATCGAGCTTGTGGAGTATATGAGCGACACATTCCGCGTTTTGCGCTTGTCGCTTCAACTTCTTCCCGACACGCTAGAGCGGTCGGCCAAGCTGACCGAGGCGCAGCGAGCGACAGTGCAAAGCGTGGTAGACGAAACGCTATCCACTATGCGCAGGAAGCTCATCGATGCCTTTGCGAACCGACGAAAGTCTGAGAAACGTAGACAGGCACCATCGCGCCAAAACGAAGAAACTTTCGACCTTTGACGATTTGCCGCAGCTATTTATCGATTTGACTGAATTGCTGCGGCCTCCGGAGAGGCTGACTGTCACCGACGCGGCCGAACGGCACGTCTATCTGAATAATCCGGGCAGCTATATCGGGCCGTTCAAGCGGGACTTCGCGCCCTACATGAACGAGCCCGCGAACACGTTGGCGGCGCGCGAGTTCTCTTCCGTGATATTTGTCGGCCCGGCGCAGAGCGGGAAAACGCAAGGGCTGGTGTTGAACTGGGCCGCTTATAGCGTGCGCGTCGATCCGATGGACATGATTATTTACTGTCCGACCACGGCGGCGGCGCGCGACTTTTCGATGCGCCGTGTCGATCGTTTGCATCGCGACAGCAAGGATATTGGCGAAGTCCTGCTTCGCGATCCGAACAGCAATAACAAGCACGACAAGCATTATCGCACCGGGATGATTCTCAATCTCTCGTGGCCGTCCATTACCGAGTTCGCCGGGCGGCCGATTCCGCGCGTCGCGCTGACGGACTATGATCGCATGGATGACGATATCGACGGCGACGGCAATCCGTTCGACCTGGGGGCGAAGCGCACCACGACGTTTGGTTCGTTCGGGATGACGTTGGCGGAAAGCACGCCTTCGCGGCCGGTCAAAGACCCCAAGTGGTTCAAGACTTCGCCGCACGAAGCGCCGCCGTGCGACGGCATTCTGGGCCTTTACAATCGCGGAGATCGCCGCCGCTGGTATTGGGCGTGCCCTCATTGCAGCCGCTATTTCGAGGGCAACTGGAAAATGCTCGAATGGGATAGCCTATCATCCATTGCCAAGAGCGCGGCGTCGGTTCGGATGCGCTGCCCTATGAACGGCTGCACGATCTATTCGCACGAGCGCGAAGACATGAATCTCTTCGGGCTGTGGCTTCGGGAAGGCCAGTCGATCGACGAAAACTTGAACATCGTTGGCGAAGGTTTGACTTCGCGAACGGCGAGCTTCTGGATGAACGGCGTCGCGGCAGCGTTCACCACATGGGAATATCTCGTGTCTACCTATCTTACGGCCATGGCGCAGTATGAGCGCACCGGCTCGGAAGACGAACTGAAAAAGTTCTTCAACACCGATCTTGGCGAACCGTTCATCCCGAAGGCCGCCGAACAGGAACGCCTGCCGGAGAATCTTTTGAAGGACGCGGAAGAGCTTCCTTACAAGGATGCGACGGGCCAAGACCGGATCGAGCGGCTGACGCGGTTTCACGCATTGGAACCGCTGGTGCCGGCCGACGTGCGGTTTCTCGTGGCGTCGGTAGACGTGCAGGATAATATGTTCGCGGTGCAGGTCCACGGCGTTGCGCCCGGCGTTCCTTTTGATGTCGTTGTGATCGACCGTTTTGCCATCAAGAAGTCAGCCGATCGCAAAGACAGTCAGGGCGAGTCGCTTTGGGTGAAGCCGGCGACCTATGTGGAAGACTGGGATTTGATAACCGAGGAAGTGTTGGGCCGCAGCTACGAATTGTCGGATGGCAGCAATCGCCGCATGACGATCAAATACACGGTATGCGATTCCGCCGGCCGGGCCGGTGCGACCACGAACGCATACGAATACTACCGTCGGCTCCGGAGGGCGGGCAACGCGGGGCGCTTCCATCTCATCAAAGGCGATGGCAACGTGAATCGGCCTCGCACCATGATTACGTTTCCGGACTCAAATCAGCGCGGGCTGAAAGCTGCCGCGCAAGGCGACGTGCCGGTTATGATCTTGAACAGCAACGCCTTGAAGGATGTCGTGGTCGGCCGGTTGCAGAACACGCAGGACGGCAAGGGGCGGTTCCGCTTCCCGAACTGGCTTCCGAAATGGTGGTTCGATGAAATGTGCGCCGAGGTCCGCACCGAAAAGGGATGGGAGCGCAGCATGCAGAAACGAAACGAAGGTTTCGATTTGAGCTACTACGCGATGGCGCTTCTCGTGTCGCCGTTGCTGAATGCAGAGTTTCTTGACTGGCAGAATCCGCCGAACTGGGCCGCGCCATGGGATAAGAACAGCCTCATTATTTCAGCCGCCGAAAAACGAGCATTTGCAAAGCCAGCGGAACCCGAGTATGACTTTGCCGCCCTTGGCCGGCTTGTTGGATGAAACATCATGTCAGGCTCGATTCCGCCGCCGTCCGCCGTCCAGTATTTGCAATCGCTCGATCAGGCATATCTCGCCCTGATGGGCGGCGAACAGGTGCGGCAGGTCACAGACCAGAACGGTGAGTC